AAGTAAAATCAACTGGGTCTAAAATTCGAGTAGACCGTGCGTTTTTCGCTAATCGAACCATTGATTTGCGGCCAGAGGCAGTCCAACTACGCACGGAATTTGGCCACTGGGAAGCAGATACTGTAGTTTCTATGCGTGGTGTAGCGGCTTGCTTAGCTACCTTTGTGGAGCGTAAAACACGACATTATGTAGCTATCAAGATCCCTCATAAAACGGGAACGGATATGATGTTGGCAATAAAACGACTCGTAGAATTATATCCTCAA